TATTTATTTACATCTGCACACACCGTATTTGCAATCTCCTCAGTACCAATTGTCGGTCCGTGACCGCACTAAATTGAAATACTGCTCTTGTTCGATCACCGCCTTACTCACATGACCCATCTGGTCACTAACATCGGAAATCATCGGGGCATAGAAATCCCAAACGTCCGGTGAATGTAAGCTCAACTCCTCTAAGGAAGACTCTAGGCAATCAATGAGAATCTTCTTCTCCAACTTCCTGTTCTTACACCAATAAATGGTGTACAGAAAGCTGTTCAACTCCAAGGGGCACAACCAAACGTTGTCCCTGCACACAAAACCACGCTTCAAAAAAGTAGTCTCCTCCAATGGAAAAGTGGTCCGCAACTCACCAAGTTTATTGCCGGCAGTATAAGTCAAACTAAACTCCTCAGCTAAAACCTTTGCCACAGTAGTCTGATTGAATAGCGGACTAACTGCTGGGCTCGGATTATTATTATTGTCATCCCCATAAGTGACTGTGCTCACATTCGACCAAAAATTGGTCAAATCGCCCGTACACTTCATGTAAGCATACACCAACACTACCAACGAGTAAATAGAATTTACAATAGTAGTAAAAGGGTGACCACTGGGCAAAGACTTATTCCACTGATAAATATACTTTTGTTCCTGGCCCAAACCACCAATGTGGCGGCTATGCATCAAATCCATCCATAATACGCGTCGAATACGCGCATTGTCCGGGCCATCATCATACCAAGCATTGATAAAATCCAAGATAAGAATGTGAATAGATGGTTGCTCAGAACTATCAAAAAACGAAAAATCGCCATCAAAACACTCCTTGCCATGACGCTGTAACATCATAACAAGAATGTCCCAATCAGAATAACAACATATGCCAGGTGCCATACCAGAAATAGTATGGTTAGTCATGACCGCGGTAGAAAAAGCGCCAAAAAACATCCGCCACACTACAGTGTAATCAAGTGGTGCTGAAGAAATCAAACGCGTAGCCACGGCCATAACCTTAGCTTTAGAACGCAACTCATCCTTCAAAAAGTCAACAAACACATGAGACAAACGCCTATTAGTGCGAGCTTCATTAATGACATGCTCAACACGGTCACGCAAACTCAAACACATGTCGGAGTCTAATCGATAGCTCTCTTCACTTCCAAAGAACTCCTTCTTGCCTTCCTTCACATCCAAACAATATGGGTAGCCAGCAGCAGTACCACGAGGTATGCTCCTAAACTTCTCTTCAGGAATGCCAAGAACCGCTTCTTCAAACGTATAAATACGTCTTGATGAGTCCTTTGTCAAAAAAGTCAAAGGACTCATCGCAACATGAACAGCCTGACGAAGCCACTTCTGCTCATAAATAAGCAAAGGTGTCGAATAATTCTTGACCGCATTCTCCATAGGGAAAATGCACTCATGATCACGCCAAACTGGCCGCATAGGAGCCGGTCTGCACTCATACTCACCATAACAACCATACCATTCAGTGAGAAAATATGAAGTCTTAGGACAAATGACAACCGGCCTATCAACTTCCAAAAGTGGCAAAAAACTACCCTTATTCTCAAAAGGCAATTCCAAACCAGCTTGATGGACGACACCACGAGCTGTCAAATCCTCTTCAAAGCTGTCAACTATGACTTCTAACTCAGCAACTGCTGTGGAAATCATTTCTTGCGTCAAAATAGTAGAATAACCAACACCCCTGGCAGGGTTGCCAGCTACATGAAAACCAATACAAGAACGACCACTATAAGAACTATTGTCAAAAAGACACAATGGTGCTCCACAATCTCCCTGTGTAGTGGGAATCATATACTCGTAATACCTGGCCACTTGTTTGCCAGAAACGCGCAAATCTTCCCCAAATCTCAAACTAGGGGTCATACAAACATTACGCTTATTAACTGGCACAATATTTCGCCTATCATCAATCTCGCAAATATCAAGTCGCGCACGGTTGCCCTTCAGATACTTAATATCTGTCTCTTTCATAAAATTCTTTGTTATATTGCGATGTGCTTGCATAACTCCAAAGTCAAGAAACTCAATATCGCGCTCTTCCATAACAACGCGCTTCAAACTCAAAAACTTAGCCACCGACATTGTGACTTCATGCTTACTGTTACCAGCATTGCGCAACGTAAAAACAGCAGTGGTCTCAATTTCACCAGATTTAACCATGTCTCGCAAAGCACGAGTGAAATGGTACGGCTGAACGGCTAAGGTGCTCATCAAAAAGATTATTTGGCCTAAAACAAAATCGCCATTACCAACTTTAACAGAAGCCTTATAGCTATTAGCATAAATATTAGCAGCAACCTGCGAATCAACTGATTGAAAAACTGGATCACCAACTCTAGCCTTAGCTTTCAAGTGCTTAGTGTACAGCGGTCGATTACTTTGGTGTATAACAATTTCACCATCGTCATCTTTATTCTTTTGCTTACTCTTGCCCCTAATCTTACGAAACAAAGCACCCAACATATTCTGAAGAAGGCCCCACGCAAAAGTAATGACCAACTTAACGGCCAAACCAACGAGCACTCCTTGAGTGAGATGAAGTAAGAAGTGATCAAACGTATAAGCTGCATCAAGGTTAATCCTGATAAACTCATCAGCCTGCTCCTCAAAACGGTCATAACTACAATCAAATTCATAATCAACTGACTCAGGACCTTCAATCCTGCGACCTGCTTGCTGTTCAGCAAAACCCGCCACAAAGTCAGTCAAAAAATCCTTAGTTGCAGTGTGACTCTCAGCTCTCTGCTTCAAATCACGAGCAATGTTGTTTACAACTTCTTGCAAGGGTACTGGTGTAATCTCAGTTGATCCCGATAAGAAATCATGCTTACGACATTGCCATATGTACCAAGGAAAGGCGTCCATGCCTTTCTTTTCAGCTCTGCACTTTGCCAACTCCTCAGTGAACTTCTTATAGTTCAACTTACCACCATCTAAAGCAAACTCTTGCTTAACAGTCAACAAGTAAGGAAAATTAATACGCCGCGTAACAGCTTCTGGTTCATGTAAAACCAGCTTCGCTTCTGCATTAATAGAACTCAAATTGGTAGTACCAACAATAAATTTAGAACCAAAAAACATTCTGCCCTTAGAAGACAAATCTGCAAAGTTCAATGGAAAGGACCAACTACCCACCATTCTAATCATGGTAATGTACTCATTCTCCTTATCCGTAGCGTCAGCTCGCATTTGAAACGCGTCATCCATAACCAGACAAATCTGATTAGAATAACTATTCCAAAACTCACTAGTGCCCTTCTGCCAGACATTCTTTGCAATATCATCAAAGTTGCTACCAGGCGGTAAAAGACCGCTCTCCAGCATCACTGCTGCGCACAAAGGCATCATCAAAATAGTCTTACCAACAGCAGGCGCTCCAAGCAACATTAAAGCTGCAGGCTCAAACCTAAAGTTGTTCCTCGCATTCAATGTGCCAAGATACGGTTGCATCGCATTAGAAATCTTAATCAAATATGAATCAACCTCACGCATCATCTGCGTTCCTCGATACAATTCCTTATACCCATAGCCAACTCTAATAAGCTCAACCATACGATCCAACTTATCGGGGTCGACGTTCTCCGCCAATGATTCATCTCGACAAACATTATCAATAGCTAAAGCCCATTTTTTCAGCGGGTCGTTATTGCGTTTAAACAAATCAATCCTTTCTTTACCAAATCTGCCTCGAATCCAATTGACCAAAGAGTCAATAGAAGACATGACCCACTTAATAAACAGATCAAAACCACCAGACATCCTGTCAAACATGGTAACACGCTTACAGAACTCCGTCATAATGGAAGCATTAACTTTCTTCCCTTTAAAAACAGAAAAAGTAAATAAAGAAGCTAGCAAACTGCCAGCATTATCCATCAAACCAGCTTGTTGCTGAACGTTCCCATCTGGAAAGAATTTAGAAACGACAGCCCAAAGCTTGGGACCAATCACAACAGCAAACGCTGATAACAACAGCGCCACTACTGGATTGGAAAGATGTTTATTTTCGACTTGCGAAATAGCATAAAACAAAATCATGACTAAGGGAACGGTCCATAAAACCTTACCTACTGCCTTCTTAAATTTATTAGCTAAATCTTGAATTTGATCAACGAGTGTCTTCATAGAATCAACAACTCGAGTGCTATTACGTTTAATCAATTTAGTTAACCGTGACAACATAAGTGTCATGGCTACTCCTGCAACAGCCGGTAAAACCTTACCAGACTGCCATTCAACATCAAGCAACTCAAAAGAACGAGGTTTCAACTTAGAACTAATATGTTTTGGTAAAAACTCAAATAACTCACTGTGATCCTCACCTTCGCCATACTCAGTCATCATCCTGTGTGCTATCGCAGATGTGTGCAAAATGTCACGAACATCACGGATAAATGGCATTTTATTCTCGGTACACGCATGCAAAATATCAGTTCTCGCCTGGGCTTCTGCATCAGGCAACAAATCTTCCGGCGAAGCAGGCATAAACCTACCCCTCTGAAACTCAATTCCAATGCCAGAACGCTTATCACGCTTAAGCAAAATCTCTCGCTTACGTTCAACTTTCCCCTTGCTCTTCCATTCTTCAACAATGCGTTTCTCTGCAGCTAAACGCTGCAGCATTTCACGATGTTGTCGGGGGGCAGTAATGCCCGACGTATCCCAATGCCTTTGAAGACCCTGCTCCCTATTACTTGCTTTCGCTTTCAAACGGGATTGAGTAAAATCCACTGGCTCAACGCTTCCCCTATTGGAAAAGGCC